TGTTATACTTGTTCCCTGAAACATCTTTGTTTGATCGTGCAAAGTCTTTACTTCGTATGCATCTTCCGCGAATGTTTGTGAGAACGACACTTCAGGAGTCGTTTTAATTAAATAACGACTCCCCTCGTGTACGATGTGTACACTACTTTCTTGAAGTAGATTGTACGTTGCCATTTTTATACAGTATGTGAACCATCTGCAGCATAAGTTGAATCAGAATGTACTGTGTCTCCTTTATACTTAACTATTACCTCGTCTCCTTTATTTGGAGTGCCGCCAGTTGATGTGCCGCCCTCTTGACCAGCAAACTCAACTGTAGATGATATAATATCAGCAGTTTCGATTGTAGGTATTTGTAAGTGAGCTTTAGGTAATTTAAACTCTACTAGAGTAGCTGCGCTAGACGCTCCGCCCATAAACAGACTCATAGTAAATTCAGTACTAACTAAATCAGTAGCTTTTGTTAAATCAGATAGTAACTCGTTAGAGCCGTCTGCTTTAGTATCTAGATACATAGTTAAAGAACCACTTACCTGTCTTGCTCCTGAAAAAGAACCAATTGAAGTATCTACAACTCCTAAAGTTTCTGGAGTTAGATATGTTATATTATTAGTGATAGTTAAACTACCTCCTGTAATATTAATTAAGTAATTTTTTGTTCCTGATCCTGTTAGGTCTAATACTTCTGTCGCATTACTACCTGAGGTTTTATGCGATAAGCTTAAAGTAGATAGCTTATTTCTTAGGTACCCTGCATCAGACGGGCCTGAAGTATCTACATAGTTGAAACCTTCAGTGTATGTAGTAGCAGTATATGCAGTATCTGTAGTTGCATCAGTTTCTAATGCTTTGGAAGGATCTTCAATTGCTGTAGTTACTTGATCAATAGTTGTTGCGTTTCCTGACCAAGAAATAGTAGCTATACCATCAATTGAAAAATCAATCTCTGCTTGGTTAACTTGACACTCATTAAGTCTATATGTCGTATTCTCTAATACAAAGAAAATACTTAATTTTAATAGTTCATGGTGATCAGATCTTAAGAATTCAACATCTGTTGTTGTTGAATTTGTTCCTAGAGTAACCGCAGATGCTGTTCCCCCTGATTCTGCTCCACCTGTGATATCTTTACCGGCAATAGCTGCCCATAAAATATTTTCACACATGTCATTTGAATTTACCGCCCTAAAGCTTTTAGTTGCATCGGCGGCATGTTTAAAAGGTCTTACATAAGTTGATAAAGACCACTCAGCCGGAGCTAGTGAATCATTGAATCTTGTAGACCCTCTGCTTGGGGTTGCTCCCGCTTCATTAATTGTTACGTCAGTAGATTCTGAACTTTGTGAAAAACTGTAGCCATCCAACACTCCTAGTTTAAAAGTATTTGCATTTGAGCCATTACCTTTAAAAAGTCCTGTTCCTGCTCTTGAGCCTTCTGCAGTTGTACCAGTTACTTCTTTTACTACGCAAGCAAAGCCTGTACCGCCACCGCTTGTAACGCTCTGTGATAAAGCATCGTTGTTTGAAAGCCCGGTGCCTCTAAAGTTATTTGGAATAATAACTTCTGTTACTCCGCCACTGCCATCAACTGTTTTTACTATTACTTTGGCACCACTGCTGCCTAAAGTAATTACATCTCCTACATTGTGATTACTACCACCGGTAAAGCCATCTACACTTACTAAAGAGCCGCCACTTTTGTGAACTCCGTTTCCTGTTGAAATAAATACCTTGGTATTTCTTGATAGATTTAAAGCCATTTTGCTTATCTCCTATAATTTATAATGGAAAGGGTTTAGCTAGAATTTTCTGCTTTACCTGTTTCCTAATATCGTACTTCTAGTACTATTTCACCAATACCTAGTGGAGATATAACTCCTTCATCTGTACTAATCTGTTGAATAGTCATTGATGTTGTTTCTAAGTTAGGTGATACAGTGCCATCATACACTAGTATATCATTATTATCTATGACTCTTTCGATGTCTTCGAGCAATAAAGATAAAATTTCTTGGGGGTCATTTGCATCTTCTACATACACCCTTACTGTTACTGTTAAAAATCTCCACTTAAACCCTCCGGGTTGATATATTCTTTCTTCATCTCCAGCTACAACACATACTTTTGGATATTGTTGTATCTCATCTAGAAATACTAAATGAGCATCTGCATTCTGATAAAGATTTGAATTATATGGATAATTTCCATCAATTTCGTTAAACTTTTTTACAAGAGCTTCGGCTATCTTTTTTCTTTGTGTCCTGTATGCCATTATACTCTCCTAAGGGTAAATTTTCTTTCTGTATATCTTACCGCTAAATTTCTTATGCTTTTTGATATTAAAGGCTTGGGATTATACCCTGTGGGCCATTTTCTTGTTCCTAAATTTTCAAAAGTAGAATATACTCCAGTTTTATTACTACCACTACCTCCTCCAGTCAGTGTATATGTATACTGTCCTGTTAGTGTTTTACCTGTATCTCTTAAACTTAGTAACTCTACACTGTTTGAAAATTGACCTGTTCTATTAGTCAATGCAGGTCTTCCCATGTTTCTTCTTACTTCTGCCCCGAGTCTTGTATTAATCAGACGTTTAAGTTTTAATAAATTAACTGCTTCATCTGATTTTTCTTTGCCTACCTTTGCGGAAGATATCTTTGCAGAGGCTTGTTTTAACATTCTTACTGCATCTGTCTTTTTTCTTCCTAATTTCTTTAACCCTACTTTTGTTTTATTTTCAGGTTTTTCAATAATACTACTTTTCATTTTAGTATTAGACTTATATGTTCTTGCTTTTCCATTAAATGTATCTAGAAACTGATTCTCTATCTCTGGGCCTATTTGCTTAGATCCTTTAATTTTAAATAGATCTTTAGGCTTACCAGGGAAAAAATCACGTGCAAATGAATCTTCTTGCTGTTTCCATGTTCCATACCAACTTGATAGTCTTTGTCCAAGAAGCTTAGAAGCCTTCCTTCCTAGTATTCTTTCTACTCTTCCTTTAATATCAACATTGTATTTTTCGGTTTCTAATCTAAAAGAAAAGTCTGTTTTTGTATTAACATTTACAACTTTATCCTTATAAGCATCTAAATTATATTTGTTTGCTTTTAACCAATCTTTTGTTAACTTTGACATATCTTTAGGGTTTACTTGTAGCCCTGTTTTATATGCGTTTGATAAGGAAGCATTTGCCGCAACTAACCATTTAAAGTCTGCTATTAAAGAATCTAAGTCTAAGGCAGACACATTTTGGTTTGTACCTGAAACTTGTAAAGTACCTATTTCGGAATCCCCTAAAGCACTTAAACCTCTAGCATTTTTTCTTAGGTTATTTTCTGCTGCTACTTCTCCTCTTATATACCTTAAATATTCTAAAATATATACTAATCTTATACCCACTATATTTAGTTCTTGGTGATCTACTTGCCACCCTTCACCTATATTTGCTGCTGTGTTTTTCTCTATTGCACTAATTAAATTATTCAAAGCATTACGTAATCCACTCTGAGTTCTTTTTGTTAGGAGTCTTCCCTCACTAATCTTTGAAACTAAAAGTTTTCTTCCTGCCGCAGTGAGTCTATCTAAAAACTGTTCAGGTATTTTTAAGTCCCCGACCATTTGTCCATCTACTTGTTCTCTTAAAGTTTTAGATGCAGTACTTAAGTCTTTAGAAAACTCTGTAGCTATTACTTGTCCTGTAATTCCACCCTGCTCTTTAGAATAACTGACAAAATCAAAAAGACTCCCCTGAGAACCTTTTTTATGCTTAAACTTAACTCCCATTATTTATGTATCTTATAAAAATCCAATATACGTTTAATATGGTCAGGAAACCCTATGTTTTCTCTTAAACTTGTAGATACAGGATTTTGTATCTGTGCGCCAGCTATACTTAAGTTTGCTTTTCTTTCATCTTTTAAATAGTACTTAACTAAATCAAAACACGCTAATTTTAAATCTTCTGGTGTTGTCGCATACCCTGAAGTATAAACAACTTTTACTGCTTTTCTACCTTGCGGAAAGTGTGCATCACTTGTTGCAGTTGTTCTGAAAATGGTATCGAGTCCTTCGTCGACTACGTATTCGTATTTACCACTACTATCAGAGTTTTCTGTTATTAAAGTCGTATATGAGTCTGATTGACCTTTCCTTTCGGAAACTGAAGTCACGCTCACTACTGGACTTTCATCGAGTATTATTGCATTTGTGTACTTATCCTTAATATCGTAATATTCGGTTTTTGCACTTGAATAATAATCTACAAAACTTGTGCCACAGTATGTCTTTACTGTTTGGCTGATGGCTGGTATAATAGCATTAATTTTTGCATCTTCAGAGACCCCGGTAAGTCCCGCGAATTCTTTATATTGTGCTAATGTTATTAAATTTGCCATAATTAAAAAGTGGGAGTGTTAGGTACACTCCCGAAAACCATTTCCTGTTAAGGGTTATCCTTACGAACCTTTATACGTGAAACCCCAAGCTGAAGTAGCACCACCGATCAAGTCGGAGAAACCAATTCTTTGTGAAGCAACAAGTACTCTTCTTTGGTTAGCAACTTCGTAGTCAGACTCAACGGTTACACCTCTAAGTCTTGGCATTACGTAGTTTCTAGTATTGACTGCTACAGCACCATAT